CGTCTTCAGTAGGCATCTCGTAGAAAGACTTACGTCCAGGCTTAACGTGCTTATATCTTTCAGGAAGTTCAACAAACGATTTCTGTAGGTTAATCTTAGGAAACACCAAACACTCTGTATTACATGGTTTAACGGTAATAGAAGCGGCAATGATTTTGGTCTTGAGTAGTTCCTTGCCTCGGCGCTCAAGCGTAGCGCCTTCGACTGATAAGCCTACAGGGAAACCTGGAACCTGCTGCGCGTATCGGATGAGACCTTCAGCAGCAGCTGCGTTTGGATGCTCTGGAGTGGCCAGAGCTCCTTCCATATAGATGAATGGCTTACGGACTCTTGTCCAACACTTGTGCTCAAACTCAGACAGGCAGTCTTGTTCGCTAAATATCTTCTTAGAAAGAGTGCAACTGCCCAAAATTGTAAAGCAATTATCAGAAGCGTGCTCGTCATTCACATACTTAAGGTCACTAATATCAGCTCCCTCGATGTTAAGGATTTCTCCAACTCTATCAGGGGACTGGGTAGCTAGGATACCGTAAATAGGAAACATGGCTTCTCCTTGGATGAATGCTGTCGAACCGACATATCAACCAATTATAGCAATGAACCTGAAGATTAGGATTTCTTGTTCTTCTTCTTAGAAGATGGGGCAGAGTCTCCGTACAGATAATCTGATGTCTTGTTGTAGTCCTTGTCTTTTGTGCAATCAGAAGCATTGTAGTCATAGTTCAGCTCATGACGAGGGAATAGAGCCTTCTCCGCTTCTTCCATCTTTTTGTCATCAGCGTACTTAGATCTGCTTATTGGCTTGAAGAAAACAACACGGCCATCATCACGGACTTGCCATTTCGTTCCTTCATTCATGATGCCGTCAACAATCCACTGGACATGAGACGAGACTACTTCATGCTTTCCTGATTTAAAAATAACAAGATTCTCTGAAACCCCTGCCACTTCGCTTAAATCATCGAAATCACTAGGAACTTCATCAAGTACACAGGAGTCCTGTGTTTCGTCTTCAATGAAAACAAGCAGTTTATAAGACTTAGACGAAATCTGTAAAATTGTGCATGGGGTTGAATCATAATGAAGGTGGCTAAGGGAAATGGTAAGGGCTCCGGTATCTTGCGAGGGACGGCGCATGTTTCCTCCTTGGCTATACGACCAGTATCGCACTAACCAGAGAATGAGGGGATTCGTGAATCCAAGCCTGATGAACGGAATTAAGCTTCCACAAGAATCAAATAGTGTTCCCGGAGGGATATATCCAGCTGGGTCGTATGCTCCGTCTGGCGTATTCAGCTTAGACGCGCACGAGAATCTAATAAGAAGCAAAGGCTTCAAGGCGATTCATTTTCGTCATGCCTTGAATCCATCTAGGTCTACGCCCGACGAAGGAGTGAATCTAGATACTATGGACATGACCGGTCTGACGTTCTATGACCAAAGAGAAATGTACATAGCTCCTCAGAACATTAACTGGCAAGAATCTTACATGGTATACGGTACATATGGAAAGCACACTATGGTATGCAACCACACGGGACGCTATACCGATGATCCAAACGTAAGGGTTTACTTTAGACCTGGAGACTTGGTTGCTTTTAAAGATTCCGGCACCACGACAGTAATGATGAAAGAGCTGATGGCCACCACTGTCTCAGGAGTAATGAGACCAAGATTCCCTGTATATTCAGTAGACTACCTTGCTTCTGCTAACAAAAGATATGAAGAAGGCCCGGACTTCACTGTAGTGAATGGAGAAATCGTTTGGAATCCAGGAGCCGATGTCCCTCCTTTTGACGTATCAAGGAATCAGGGCGCGGTTCTATCATGTGTGTACTGGACTAGGCCGCTGTTCGTTGTCGTGGACACTCCGAAGTTATTCAGGATGTCTTGGGCAAACGAATACGCAGAGGCTTACAGAGAATCGGAAGCTACCTATTTTCCAGGGAACGTAGTTCTTTCCATGGCATGGTTGCATCCTAGCGCAAAATTTGACAATATAATCTGGCCAACTCAGGAGTAACAAAATCATGCCATTGCCGATTCACGAACACGTAGACGCTAATACCGAACCTCAGCCATTTTCCCTAGAACCTAAAGTTCTTTCGATGAAGGCTTACACTGTGAATAATAAACCTCTGTTCTACGGGCACGAAGGAGCAGGAGAATCTTTCTGCGTACCAGAGAAGAAATGGGTGCAGTCACCTTCTTATTTGGACTTTTTCGACCAACGAGAAGTAGCTCATTCTGATATGGGAGACTTAGTTCTTAATGGTCTCATCGACGATAACGACTTCAGTGCCCTTGATTCTGCTGGCATGATGGACCCAATGCTTCAGCAACTGTACAAAAAGATTCAAGAGCTTAATCAGAAGGTAGCGCAGTTAGAGGGGCTGAACAAAACGGACGATACACCTATTGCGGATGAACCTGAAAAAGTCATCGAAGAATCAGAGGATGGCGAACAGACTGAATCGTACGAGACTTCTCAGACAGAAGGTTCAGAGGAATCCGAAGAACTTGACGTAGAGTCCAGCTCTGTGCTCCAACAGATCTTAGAAGGCGTATCAGACTTAGATATTTATGAAAAGAAGATCCTTGAACTAATTTCTGAAAGATTATCTAAGCCATCTCCTTCTGTAGAAAGCCGTGAAAATGAACCACAGCCAGAAGAGTCGGTCGAAGAAAATTAAGATACAGTTCCCGGCTTCTCTAAAAAGGGAACTAATAGAAAGATTAGCTGAAGAGTATTCCAGCAGGTATAGCAAGCCTGTTCGCAGAAACATGGCTGAAGCTAAAATAGAGAATCTGATTCCTGACATGAAGGCTGTCGCAGCTAGAGAGTTACAGAGATATGCCGAGTCTCTTATAGACAAAAACCTGGAATGGTTGAATATGAGTCCAGAGAATCTTGCTAAGTACTCTAGCGCATTCTCTGTTGAACACGATACCTCTAGTATTACGATTAAGTTCTATACAACAGATTGGCTAATAGGCGCTATGGAAGAAGGAGCCGGTTCCTTTTCTATTAAAGAGGCTATGCTTAGGAACGTCATGCCGAACGAAAACACAGGAAACAGAAGCAGAACAATAAGAATAGAGAATTCTGCAAATGGTTCTGGACAAAATGGAAAAATGCCGACAGTAGGAAGCCAGATAGGAACAGAAATAGCAGATACGATTATTCGGACAATGAAAGAAGGTGTCAATAAAGACACGAAGGACTATGAACTGTCCGAAGGGGAAGAGACGATAACGGTAGCTACAGAGACCGGAAATAAGAGATTCTTCCGAAAACGAGAAGGCGTAAAACTAAAGACGACCACCAATGAAGGAAGAAGCGGCGGAAGAACAACAGAAAGAATTGAGACATACACAAGCAAGAGGGCCTTCGCTCAAGGAAAGAAACCAATAGGAGTAGGCTACTCTTCTTTTAAAACCATTTCAGATAAACCAGGTTCAGCAGCGTGGCAGCATCCAGGCTTCCCAGGAAACAAGATATTTGACAGAACTGTCGAGATGTGTGAAGCTGCGGTTCAAGAATTGGTGGAAATCTGTATTCGAAAAATAACGGAGTAACGCGCTCATGGCAGGTCTACAGCCTCATGTACTTGTGCTAAGTCTGATAAAACGAGTGTTCGAGAGTCTGCGAAAAGACCCCGACCTTATTCATTTCATTCTTAGTGGATATGAACAGGATGGAGCTATCTCGAATATTTACGGGGACACTTTTATCCGTAATGCAGTGGAATACTTACGCACCGTGAACATTCACTATGTTCTCGGATACCGAATAGATACAGCTAAACTTCCGAATATCTGTGTGACCTGCGAAGGAGGCACAGAGGCCACTCAATTCATTGGAGATTTTGGAAGAATCGAAAATCAAAGTCTGCCTCCAGCCAAATACGGAACGTTCCATATCTCTTCTCTAGACTCAGACGGAAATCCGCTTGTATCTGTCGAATTCAAACCAGGAGCCATTCTTTGGCCAGGAGTTCAGATCGTAGACAAGACCAATAAGATCACAAGAACCGTAAGAGGACTGATTCAGGCTCCAGGAGCTCAAGAAGTGACTGTAGAGTTGAATAAACCTCTAAAACTTGAGAACGGATTAGACGGATGGACCTCTATTTCTCCCAATAAGAGCAGAATTCGAACAATAGGTTCGTCTTTAGACGCAGTTACTGTCAAAATTTATATGGACGTCGCGGGCGACCCTGAACTATGCGATGTCATGAACAGTGTGATGAGACACGCAATTAAGCAGTCTAGGCTTCTTCTAATGGCATACGGCTTTAATAAGCCTACCGCCAGATACTCCCAGATCGCTAAGAACACTTCGTATCAGGGAGAAAACGTCTGGACAGCAGAGTTCTCTATTTCAGGTGAAATGACAGATGAATGGGTCTTATCCGACTCAGAAACAATAGATGCGATTCAACTTAATTTTATTTGTAAGGAATAAAGACAATGATAAAGAAGACCAAGAAGGAAGCGAAGGCTGAGCCAGCGTCCATAAAAGAATCAGTGGAGGCAGCCGTTGCAGAAGCCACTAGAGAGACCCTTCCTAAGAAAGAAGCGGTAAAGCCTCTTTTGATGATTGAAGAAGTCGCTAGAGACTATGTGTCCTTCAGACCACAGCATGTTCCGATTATTGTTGCGTTCTGTAATTCAAGGGGTTTTCCCACGAAAGCTACGGAAGAAGAGCTCATGAAGACATTGGCAGAATTTGGCTGGCCTGCTTCTAGACGTCGGAAGCCACGGTGAACGGTTAACTCTTCACTTATTTGGCATCTTAAGAGGCGGATAGCGCATAATCTGCTGTAGCTATGTAGATTGAAACTAGTTTCTCGAACGAAAGGAACATTTGGGTTATGACGATTGCAATTTCAGTTAACGGTTCAAGAGTAGTGGTCCCAGGAACCTACTCTCAATTTTTGGTAGATAACAGCTTGGCGAGCATCGCACCTGGTCCTCGCAACGTTGTTGTCTTAGGCGAAGCAACCAAGGGCGCTCCTGGTAGCGAACTTGACATTCGCGGCGTTTATTTCAACGATTTCAACACCTTGCGTGACTACTACGGCGCTGGTACAATCGTTGATGCAGCTAGAGCCCTGTTTACTTCTCAGGCTTCTCCTGCGTTTTCTGGAAGCATCGGTAATGTTTACGTCTACAAGACGAATAACAGCGGCCTTGCTAGCAGCCCCATCCTCCAAGGTGCCACCGCTTATGGCACAGTCTCTGCCTCCGAGTACGGCGAAGACGGCAATTTGATCAGGATTCAAGTCCGCCAAGGAACCACCGAAGTACTTCCTTCGTTCACGGCTCACTGGGTTCCAAAAGCAGAAGCAGCTAACTTCAGCGTTCGAGTATCTGGCGGAGCAGAACAAGACGTTTCTGTTGCTTCCGAAGAACTTCCTTCAGCTATCGTGGCTTCTATCAATGGATTGACTGGAGTAGCTGCCTCTGGCGGTGCAACTCTCGAAATCATCGATCCCGTACAGGTTACTGCAAGCGAAGAAATCAAACTCACTGTAGTTTCTGGAAGCAGAGTCTCTCTTTCTATGTTCGTAGCTGGCGGCGGAACTGCAAGTGCATTCCAAGGTGCAGACATTGACTCTGTTGTTGCTGGCACAGTTATCTATATTCCCGCTGGTTCTGCTATCAAGGGCGCAGGAAGCGAAAACGTCGGCGCATACGCTGTTGTTTCGGCTAACTCTAGCTTGATTGTCATGGACAAAATCTCTTCCGTCTCTGCTGGCGTGGAGTCCACTCCCATCGCTCCAGCCGCTGTTGGTCCTGTCTCTCTTTCTGGCGACCAATCGATCGCTTCTGGCGCTGAAGTAATGGCATTCGCTCCTGTTACTGTAACTGTTGACGCAGTAACCGTTGACGGTATCGGCGCATCTCTCGAAATGTACATGGCTGCTGGCAACAAGAGCATCGCTCAACGCTGGTACAGCGCCGACCTCCAAAAGACACCTGTTTCTGCAACCGCAGCTATGGCTGGTTCTGTCGCTCTTTCTGCTTCTGCCGGAACCGGAACCTTCTCGATTACTGGCGGCGCTTTCTCTGTGATTCCTTCTGCTGGACAAACTCTCTGGATTCCCGCAACTTCAGTACTGGCTGGAGCAGGAAGCGCAAATCTTGGTGCATGGATTGTTGTGAGCGCAGGCTCTACTTCTATCGTTGCCCGCAAGGTTGCTGGAAACGGAATTTCTGTGGCATCGACTGCTCTTGCTGGAGCCGAAAATCCCTTCCTCGTTCAGAACGCATTCGCAAGTACTTCGATTGCATCCTATCTTCATATCTCTAATGCTGAAGCTCAAGTATTCGTAGAAGCTTCTCGTCAGACTGACGGCAAGAGCTTCCCTACTACCCTTGTTGGCGGGCGCGTTGTGTTCATGTTGAGCTACACCGGCAGCGCAACAGCTACCATGTCTATCTCGAATGGAATCCTGACCACTTCTTGCGCTGACGTTAATGGAAATCTCCGTATTAACCTCGGTCAGTTCGCTACTCTTGCTGACTTGGTTGCTTACATCAATACGAAGGCTGGTTACTTTGCTAAGTCTGCCTCTCTTTCTTTCAACGCTCTTGCTCCAAGCGTCGTTCTTGATGAAGTTCAAGCAGTTGGAATCGGAAGCGGTGTCGCTGGCGTTCCTGCTTACGGATGCCGTGTAAAGACTGACTACTACAGCTTCGCTAAGTTCTTGGCTGACAACGAAGGATTGATCACATTCGCGGAATCGGCTGCTCTTCTCTTTAAGTGCGGTCTTCCTTCAGTGATGGCCACTGCTTCCTTCTTGGAAGGTGGTTCGATTGGTGCAACTAACGACGCTGCAATTGCAGACGGTTACGACGCTGCTCTCAAAGTAAACGCAGTGAACGTTCTTCCTTTGTTCTCTCGCGACGCTTCGAAGGACATAGAAGACAATCTTACAAACGAAGCTTCGACATATACAATCGATGCAATTCTTCAGGGCGCTAAGGCTCATGCTCTTACTGCGAGCAATGCACTTAACCGTAAGGAACGTTTCGCTTCTGTAAGCTTCCACGGTTCTTTCGCAGACACCAAGCTCAAGGCTGCTGCTCTTTCCAGCGAACGCTGCCAAATGGCTTTCCAGATGATTCGTACTGTTGCTGCTGACGGTTCCGTTAAGTGGTTTTTGCCTTGGATGGAAGCCTGCGCTCTTGTTGCTGGCCGTACTCAGGCTGCTCTTGGTATTCCTTTGCTTCGTAAGAGCTTTACTGTTACTGACGTTAAGCACATCGGCGATATCAGTATCTACAGTGACACTCTCGTTCGTGACTTCGATCCTGACACCAAGGACCTTGACGAAGCAATTGAGGCTGGCCTTGTAGTTCTTAAGCCCGTAACTGGCTTCGGAATCCGCATGGAGTCTCCAGACCTTTCGACTCGCTCTCGTGAGAACGATCCTAAGGCTTGGGTTTACGAGCGTATGTCCGTGTTGTTTGTCTGTGACCAAGTTATCTCGACCTCAAGAACAGTTATGGATAACTTCATCGGAAGCAGAGACACAGACGTTTCTCCTGCGCTGTTGACCTCTTCTCTCAACACAGCTCTTAACTCTTTTGTGTTGAACAGCGCACTTCGCGGCTTCTCTATTGATTCCGTGAAGAAAGAAGGAACTGGATACAAGCTTACTGTGTCGATCCTACCTTCGGAGGCTATTGAATTTATCACGCTAGATGTAGTAGCTACAAGAGAATAATAGCTAATAATTAACCGATAGTTGAAATCCTCCATATCATACGTCTGACCTGAAACGGGGCTAGAGATTTCCCTCTCTAGCCCTTTTCTTTGAACGAATGTCTCTCTTCTGTAAAAATTAAATTTAATCCAGAGGACAACCAATGAGCTTCAAAAACCAGCTAACTTCAGACAAGACGCTCTGCTTCTCAAGGGCAAAACCGGATGACATTACAGACGAACAGTGGGAATTAGCAAAAGCTCACGCAGCAGATACAGCAATAAGACTTCCAAAAGAACAAGAGCAGTCCGCCTTTTATTTCTATTACATCGGCGATACTTTTGAAGACATATCTTCAAAACTGTCCTTGCCTTTGGAAGTGGTTCTCTATACCGCCATTTATTTCGAATGGGATAAGAGAAAAGAAATGTCCACCAGCGTACGAGCTGGTTCTAAAGTAACCAGAGCTGATGCCGCCGCCATCGACCTCATCACTGACTCTATCGTCGCCACCGCAGCAATCTATAAAAGCAAACTGGCAGAAGCCATCAAAGACCCAAAGATGGCGGCTTCCTGCCCTTTGATTCCAAGAAACTTCAAAGAACTACAGACTCTACTGATGATGCTTCAAAGTCTCCAGACAGATAAAGTGGAGACAGGCAAGGCTGGCCCAGCTCCAGTTAATATCAATATCGCAAACCTCACTGGGCCGCAAAATGGAAATAACGGAGTTCGAGCAATCGAGGCAGAAGAGGCCGATCCTCTCTTGATTGAAGCCGAAGGCCAGAAGACGGAGTACCTTACTCCAACAGAAAAGATAGACATTCTTAAACTCTTAGAGAAAGCCAAAAGAACGTGACAAATCTAAGCAATCTATACAAGCATTGGGACAAGTATTCTCAGATTCCAGAAGTCTCAGGAAAAGAATACGAGATTCCTTTAGATTCAGAAGTAGAACAAGCTTTCTGGAATTTCGTTACAGAGAGAATGAATGTTTGGCATAAGAGAACCTCCGGGCTACCTGCTCCTTGGTCTGAAGATGAAGTGCTGCAAAAAGTAAGATTCACTAACATCTATAGAGAACTGGACAGACAGACTATCCATTGGCATAGCCTTCTTAAGCCAATGGAGAATGATCTTGAGCTGTGGTTCTTGAACATGATGCACTGCAGGCTCATGTGTAGACCAGAGACAGTAGAATACATCGGACTCCTTAACTTCAATGAAGAAGAAAACAAGGTTAGACATCAGAAGTTCCTCGACATGCTTCCGCCAAAGACAGGATCGAGTTACAACTTTGCTCAGTATGAGGCGCAGCTGATGGGCTATCAAGGAAGACACGACGTACTCTATCTTCATGTTCCGAAGGTAGCAAAAGCCTGCGCTAAGGTGTTCACAGACAAGAAGAACGCCGGAGTAGTGGACATCGTAGAACGAATGGTTCCTGCCTTCGAAGGAAGAATGAGATTCATTCTCACTGAAATCGTTATGGACGCCGGTTACCAATGGCCAGAGCATGTGAACGAATTCGATCGGTTCCATATTGGTCCAGGAGCTGAACCTTTATGTAAAGCTATGAACAAGAAGGCAAACCCAGAAGACGTAGCTCTTACCTTGATGAAGCACCAGCCATTTGGTGCAGAAGGTTTTCCTCATCTTGAGATGAACGGACATAAGGTGGTCTTAACTACAGCGGCCATTGAACAGGCTCTGTGCGAATACCGTAAGTATCTGAACATCAAGGCAGATATGAAGAAAAGCCGGAAACGTCTGTACAAGCCCGGACCAATGCCCTGAAGAAAACTGAACACAGCTGCTTGCCTTTTTGCTAAACACGGTGTACATTACATTCAAACAGGCAGCAAAGGTGGTGTTCAATGGAAGGTAAGGTTTCGTTCTCGCACAACAATGGTGGGCATAGGTCGTTTAGATTCTCCAAGCACAAACCATATCCGTCTGCTTCGACTATTGCCTATATGACCAACGCCTTTCCTAGTAATCAAGAAGATGAGAAATCGTTTCTAGCTGGTGTCCTGTACTGCATCCTTAACAAAGATGCAGAAATGAAACTTATGATGGGATTTGCTGAATGTCACCCAGACGACCAGTTTTCAAGAAAGACTGGACGAGAGATCTCTGAGTCTAGTATGAAAGAAGTTACGATCAAGGGCCTGACTATCCACGCGTCTACGGAATCTCCTGAGCACAATCGGGTGGACTTCGAAGTAGACCACAATAAGAGAACCTATACCTGCGTGGTTAGGCGTTCCCCTAAGGGGACGTGGTTCATCAACGACCATTACATCAATCCGTAAACTTCATGCGCTGTCTCCCCATTCGGCGCATTCGCCCCAGACCACCGCTCGGTCTGGGGTTTTTCTTTATGTCGTAATCCGTTAAAATTAAGAGTAAAATGAGCGTTTCGGGAGAAGCATGACGGATTTAGTTCGATTTGAACCAAACAATATAGATGGTGCGCTAGAGAAACAGCTGGAGTCAGTATATGAACAGATGCTTTTACAGCCATGCCACACAAAAGAAGAACTGAATCAATGGATTAAGACATTCCTTGGAATATCTTTGCCAGATGCTACATTGGACACTGACAACAGCAATTCCAGCCCACTGGGTTTTATTTGGGACGTGTACGAAGCAGCGTTGACCGGAAACACAGAGAAGACAAGCTTCGTCGTTGCAGCTTCAAGGAATTCCACCAAGTGTCTAAAAGAAGGAACATTGGTAGCCACGCCGAGGGGTCCTGTCGAGATACAGGAACTGAAAACTGGAGATACTGTCTACGATGAATACGGAAAACCAGTAAAAGTCACTGCAGTGCACGATCAAGGAATACAAGATTGCGTAGATTTAGTTCACTCTAGAAGCGTGATAGCTACGTGTACGAGGAACCATAAGTGGTCTACGTTCGATGTAAGAAGACCAGAGAGCATAGTAGACAAAAAGGTCGAAAATTTTCACGCTAGCACAAGGATAAAGAGAAATACTCTAGATCTCCCATTAGGCGACAAGAGAGAACCGCTGGCGTACGTGTTAGGAGCTTTTCTTGGAGACGGATGCTCTACGGAATGGGGGTTAAGGATATCCAGTCAGAACGATTTAATACCAACAAAAGTAGCGAATATATTAGGTACCAGCTGGTCTAAGATGAAAGGAAACTTCACCTACATAATAAAGAGCCAGAGGCCTGGAGTTAGATGGAATTTCTCTGATTTTTATGAAAAGTGTATCCGAAACAGGAAAGCTCACGAAAAGATAGTAGATATGGAAGAACTCAAAAAGTGGGACAGACTGAGCCTATTGGAATTCGTTGCAGGTTTATTGGACACAGACGGATCTGTTTACACAACCGCAGTCACGGGGTTTCAAGTTCACATCAACTTTGGAGTACAGTCAAAGGACATGGTGGACGCGTTCATATACGCCTGTCAAGCTCTGTGGCAGTTTACGCCAAATTTGAAAATTTCCAAGCAAACACATTATGTTAATGGCCCTCTGTACTACGTTAAGATCAATCACGCCTATTACTGTAAAAGGATGCTGAAGGAACTAGACCCACATCTAGTTACTCCAAGTAAAAAATATAAAGAAGAATACGACTCCATAGCTCCAAATAACTTTTCAGAAAGAGGTTATGGGGTAAGAATAAGAGACGCAGGGAGGCACCCCTGTTGGGACATTACCGTTGATTCCCCGACTTCCCTATATACACTGTATAACGGAGCAGTGACTCATAACACTTTGGGAGTTTCGATCTTAGAATTCATGCTAATGTTGCACTTTGGTAGAGATATTATTCACATGGCGGCCATTCTTGACCAGTCTGACGCTGCGGTGAACTACCTGAACAACTTCCTAAGAATACCGGCTGTAAAAAGGTTTGCCTCCACTGATAACCGTCGTATGAAGGTTCTTAAAGGTCTTCCAAAAACAGAAGACAGGCCTACCACTTCTTGTAGGATGAGGGTTATTGTTGCCAGTAAGGAATCGGCTAACGCTCAGCGTGCTTCTGTTCTATGCGTTCCTGGTCACACAAAGATAGTCACAGAAGACGGAGACATTACAGCCAAGGAACTGCACGAAGCTATCGTAAACAATGAAGAAGTAAATGTACTGACAGTGGATGAAAGTTCTGGAAACTTCCAACACCAAAGAGTGTTTGCGACTTATTCCAGAAAAGAAACCAAGCGAATTAAGCTATTCTTGACGTCTGGTGACACTCTAGAGGTTACTCCTGAGCATCCTGTGGCAGTTTGCGCTAATAGCGGGCCGTTCACGTGGATAAAAGCAGGAAGCTTAGAAAAAGGAATGCTTCTGTGGCGAGTAGAAGGCAAAAGCCTTCTGACCGATACGATCTCAAGAATTAAGAAGTATCACGATTTTGAAGATCAAGTCGTGTATGACTTCTCTGTGATGACGAATCATAACTTCTTTGCTAATGGTATCATGGTTCATAATTGTTTCGACGAACTTGATCTTATTGAAGAGAAAGTTCTGTCTGAATCAGCCATGATCGGTGACCCAGACAGAAACGGCAAGCCACCAATATTCATCTATCTTTCATCCAGAAAGTCAGCTTCTGGCCCGATTCAGAAGAAGATCGATCAAAGCACGAACCCAAAGAACGGCATTGCTTTGCATAAGTGGAACCTGACGGATATGATGAGGAAATGTCCAGACGAAGTCCATAGACCTGACCTTCCTGGAATCCCACTCTTTATTGAAAGAGAAGCCCTTGACGTAAAGACACAAGAACAGATAGACCAACTTCCACTAGAAAAGAAGGAAGGATACGACAAGTACGATGCGTACGCTGGATGCCTAGAATGCCCTGCTTTCTTGGCATGCAAAGCGAAGTCTCCTGGACAATACAGTCAAGAATCTTCCATTCTTAGAGACATTCCGTTTGTTAGAACAGTGCTTCGAGAAACAGGGGACCCTGAACAAATCAAGGCCCAGGTTCTTAACCTTAAGCCAGAAAGCTCTGGCGTAATCTACAACAGGTTTAGCCGAAACCTTCATTACCGTCCGTTGAACGAAGTCTATAGGTTCGCTTTTGGAGCATATCCAGATAAAGGAAAATGGGTCACTAGAGAGGACTTCGTAAGAGAACTGAAAGAAAACGGCTGGCGTATCACATGCGGAGTCGACTTCGGATATACAGATCCAGCTACCGCAGTAATCATTGCATATAGCCGTTCACAAGATAAAGAAATCATCATAGACTGCGATACAGCAACAGGCTACTCGAACCCGGACTGGCTCGGGCATGTCCGTAATACCCTGTTCGTTAAGTACGGATTCGACCTACTGTGCCCCGATACGGCAGACAAGTCCTCTCCTGGAGTCGCCTCTAAGCTCGGCATGCCATCAAGAAGCAAGAAACCGCTGAGAGTAGAGACTGGAGTCAGCTGGATACGAGACCATTTGTGGAATGTATCCAGACAAGAGACCAGGTTTATGATCGTTGAACACAAGAGCAACGAAGAATTCGTCTTGTCTATGGAGCAATGGCAATACAAGAGAAGTGTCATGGGTTTCCAGTACGGGCATTTCGAGGACGACACGTGGCCCACTCACTTCCAAGACGCCCATAGGTATGGAATCGACCCATACGTCATGGTGGGGGCAGCCTCTTACTCCGTATCCTCAGAGATATCGAGAGCTGGAGCGGTTAGGGACGAAGATGAAGCCAAGGAAATCCTGTCAACGGTGGAGGAAACCCTGTCTAGTCCGAATAGGTTCTATCAGGCCATGTCAGATGAATACTACCAGCAATCGAGAATAAGAGTGGACTTTTCCAAAGAACATGTTAAAACAAAAGGTACGAATGAAACTGGAAACTTCTTCTTCTCTTTTGAACAATAACGCAATTTATCCAGGAGTGCAACCGCCGTGTCTTTCTTAAATCTTTCAATAGTCAGAACCGCTTACACGGATACCACGCCATCTGTATCCCCTGCAGAGAGCCTGTTTGATCATAGATTCTCGAAAAGCGGTATTCCAGTAGATGATCCATCAGGGAGTGTCTATACGGTTGGCGCTGGTCAGACGGTATCGCTAGGCTCTACAGCTAGGGCTCTGACGTACACCGCAACTACTGAGTTTAATATCAGTTTCCCGGTCACTGGATCTCAGACTGTGCGCATGAGATGGACAGGAACGGGTACTGCCCCCGGATTTCGTACATATCGAAGCATGGCCGGAGCCGCCAACACCGTTGTAGATCTTGTTAGAGTATCTCCGACTGCACTGAAGATTATCAATAACTCAGGAACTGCTCTGGATTTCTCTACCGTAGTGACAGGAGATGAAGTTCACTTCCACGCAAACGAGGAATCTTTCACTAACCCGTTCCCTTATGGAATGTGCGGGCAGACCTACCAGATTATAGAATCCGCTGCGAACTTTATCATCGTTAGAGATAACGGCGCTGGAAGTGCAATGACAGACCTAGCTCTGGGAGCTATTTATGCAGATGCTATGAGAATTTTTAGCAGCAACGGAGTTCAGATCGGAGATAAGGTTTCCTTCAGCCCTGCCTGTGCATTCTCTTACGATAACCGAGCTTACGTTCAGACAGTCACTAGCGTCACAGACCGTGAACTTGTTTTCATCAATCCGTATGCTCTTCCTGAAACAACAGTCCCAGGAGTCGGAACCATTTCTGTGTTCATGAAGACAATTGGATTCATCGCGATTCAAGCATCTGGAGCCCTTGAGCTATTTCTTGATGGTGGGACCGAACCTATTCGCATGAGCGAACTGGATCAAGGAAACGCTGTCTTTTTGGGTTCTATTAAGGCAAACAGCATGTCCGCAAAGAACCCAACCAATGAACCCATTTATGCACTTGTTCATACCTGTTCAATTTAAGGTGAATGCAAATGAAGATCCCGTTCTTGGGTAATAAAAACAGTCTACAGATTTCCTTTGAAGGCGAATCTTTAGAAAAGAGCGTAAAGCCTACCACAATAAATCCTATTCTCGAAGGTAATGTCGAAAAGAGTAAGATTGTCTTTGATTTAGAAAGCTTACGTGCTTCTGTAGATAACATCTACAATAAATCTGGAAGAATCACGGACAAGGAACTGAGAAACGTAGCAAACTACGATTCCATCATTTCTTTGATTATTGCCACCAGAGCTAATCAGGTGATGAGCTTCGGTAAACGCTCTAAAAGTAAGTACAATCGTGGTTTCCTACTTAGAGAAACATTGCCAGTTCAGGATGACGAATCCATTCCTCCAGAACGTAAGGAAGAAGAATGCAGACACAGGTCGGCATTAGCGGACGTCGTAGCTAAATGGATCAAGAACTGCGGAACTTCTAGCAAAGAAATCCGAGACTACGCCTTTCAGGGATCTGATTCATTCTTCAAGGAATGTACTCTAGCGGAATATCTTTCGGCTCAAGCTAGAAACCTGCTTACGTTCGGTAGATTTGCTACACAAATCATCAGAAGCAAAGACGGTGTTCCTTTGATGTGGAGGCCTATTCCTGTTGAAACTCTATACAGAGTTATCGATGGTCGTTATATTGCTATGACTGGAGCAGACAAAGACGTAAATGACGTAGGCGCAGAAGACGCTAAGGAATGGAACGAGATAGCAAAAGAACGCCAGCCTATCGCTTACGTTCAGAAGATTAACGGTAAAACGGTATCTTTCTTCACTGAAGACGAGATCATTGTCGGATACTACCAGAAACAGGCATTCGAGAATCTTAACGGCTATCCAATGGCCCCTATTGAGATGGCTTACTATTCTGTTTTGATGAACTTCTATACCCAGTCCTACATGCAGAACTTCATGACAAAGGGACTAGGAACTAAAGGTCTAATCAACCTGAAAACAACAGAAGGCGACTATCTTAGCAAGGAAGACATCGAAAGTTTCAGAAAACTGTTCAGTAACTACGTTGCTAGAAACGATAACGCCGCCACCATTCCAGTTGTCGCAGGAGCAGTGGACGTCGAATGGATTCCATTGACGGCCTCTCCTAAAGACGTCGAATTCACTAAGATGTTCGACAGAATCCTGCTTATCGTCTGTTCTAGCTTCCAGATATCTCCTCATGAAATTGGATTTGGTTCATTAGACCCAGAAGGCGCTGGCGCTGGAAACATGGGGATGAAGCAGGACCAGATAGTGCAAGGAGAAGAAAGAGGTCTCAGACAAATCATTGAGCAACTTCTTGATCATGTGTACCAAATGGTGGAAATGGCATTCCCTCAAGCCAGAGAAATGTTTATGCTTGAAGCAGTTGGTCTTGGTCAAAACACCAAGGAAGCCGACCTTGCTTTGTATAAGGAAGAACTCCAGACCTCCGGTACGTTCGCTAAGATTTGGTCAGACTCAGAAAGAACTGACGCATTCCCGTATGGCGGTCACGTTCCTTCGTCTCCGGTGTTTCATCAGAGTGTGGCTAAGTACATGAAGTACTCTCTGTTCATGTATCACTTCTTTCAAGATAAGGAAGCTCTAAACAATCCTGCTTATGACTTCATCATCGATCCTGCTCTCAACGAAGCCTACCAGAATCTTAAGGCCCAGAAGCCAGAGATTGAACAGCAAGCTGCTCTAATGGACCTTGAACAGAAAAAGCATCAAATGCAGATGGAACAGACCCAAATGGGAATGCAAATGCAACAGGCCCAAACAGAGCAGAACCAACCTCAGCCAGAGCCGCAGCCTGATCCTAACGTAGAGTTAGAGAAGCAGAAGCATGAGCAGAAGATGACTCACGACCAACAGAAGCATGAGCAAAAGATGGCTCATGAAAAAGATAAGCATAACCTCAGCTTACGTGTAGCCTTCGCAGAAATGCAAAGAAAGCAACAAGACGCCAAGCTCAACAGAATGGCAAATGTCATTCAAGCAGCCAAGTCTCCAAAGCCTCCAGTAGCTGGTTGACATTATTCCTATTTCTCCTTAAGATTTATTTAAGAGTCCATTTATCTTAATAGCTTCTTAAGGAGAGTCTCCGTACATGACAGACAAGATAATTGATTTATTGTCAGAGAGAAACAAACGAGCTCCGAAACCTGACAAGTCAGAGTTAGAGCAAAGCGCTCTTGATACCCAGATGCTCAGCGAATACAAGAAGCAAATTGAAGATTTGTATAAAAACAAAATTAACGAAAAAGAAGTTGAATCTTTATCTAAACTGTTGCTTTTCTTCAGCAAAAGAGTCAAAAGCGTACTAGGTAAGGTTCATAAAGCCGCTAAGGAAGACCCAAGGTTCGGCCTGCTAATGTCTTCGGTTCTTACTGAGATTGCCGCAGACGAACTGCTTAGAATCGGGCTATGCGGCGCAGTAGATAAGGATGATTTCGATGATTACGTGAACAGAATCATCGAAGAGCTAGGCGGTCTAGAGTATTTTGAAGATTTTGAAATGTTAGATGAATTGGAGGATTTTGACGATGAAGACTGTTAATATGTTGTCTGGTGCGAAGCGTAAGAAAGAAGAGAAAGCCGCTATTGAATCGATGGAGACCCTTAAGAGCGAGATGCTTCACTTCATCTCTGCTGCGTCTAATGTAATGTCTATCTTGGAAGAACACAGTAAGTCCATCGCGTACCTTTTGTCAAAGGACAAGGACTGGCTAGAGGCAAACAAAGAGTTGCTAGCTGAGTACGAGAATCTTGCGAAAGGAAAAGAGGATGTCGAAGAAGCCAATTAAGAAGACACACTTTCAGCAAGTCTGTAAGCTAGGTCTTTCTTCTCCGCTAGAACTAGACGGTTTCTGTGAACACGGTTTAGCAAGAGCTAGATGGTGTTCAGAGAACCATAACTCGTCTTCAGCAGAAGAACTAAGTTCTCGTGGCTGTCCGTATTTCGTGATTTCTGAGGACGAAGACGGATACTGCTTCTTCAAGATGGCTTCAAAGAAGAGCTTCACTGGAATGGCGGAAGAAGACATTGCAAAGAGACTGGGAATAAACGTCAATCAAGTGAGAGCTATTTTAGCTAGAGCTTTGATGAAAATCAGAGGAACGGAACTTCATAAAGAACTAGAAGAACTCAGAAAAGACGGCTGCTTGTATGACGAATCGTATGAAGAAGATCTAGATATGTACTGTGTTTCTGCTGATGGAGACTTCTTTGAAGAAGTCGGAGTAACCGGTGATGGAGAGGTATCCGCAGAGGAACCTTCCGCCTCGGCTTAAGGGATGATGTTGATCTTCTTGAAGTTCACTTCTTCATTCAAGTGCATGGCCTTAATCTGTTCAGATAAGGCCTTTTTCATGAACGTTGCCTTAAAAAGCACAACGAGGAACCTAGCCCATCCTATGCTGATCCTAAGGGCGTAGTTGTTGTCTTCGTCTAGCTTACGAATAGCCACGCTAGACCCACGGAACAACCAGCTCTTCTTGCAGTTTGCTGTTACAATATCTCCAATCACGGCATTCCTTACCTTTCCTTCAGACATTCTGTTAACCATTGACCCCATATCAAGGAAATACTTTTGCCAGTTCATCGATGAATTCCTTTGAGCGAATGAGGTTCATTGCAGGAAGACTGAGTACTTTAGCCTTAGTTTCGCTCTCTACCTTATAAAGTACCTCAAGATTGGCCCATTTCTCTTCATCGGACACGAAATCGACGATCTTCTCTTGATCGGAAGGAAGCAGGGAAACAGGTTCGTTCTCTTCCTCTTCAGTCTTAGCGAGTCTAAGCGCAACATCTGTGAGCCAAGCTTCGTGAATCTTCATTTTCAGAGGAGCCTTTGGCGCTTCGACCTTTTGACATAGTTGATACAAGAAACTCTCCAAAGTTAAACTAACCTTTAACTTCTCTTCAAGATCTGAAATTCCGAAGAATTCCTTAGACTTAGCTATAAAGTCTTCGTTTTCATTCTCTTCTTGAGTGAGAAAGGCTTTTGCTGAGATTTCCATCATGAATAGCTTATTCGACATAGGCTTGAAACTCCTTAATGAGATTAACTTGACAACCTTAAGCAGCAAAAGTAACATAGGTGTAAACAGATATCAATTACTGAAGAAAGGAACTCTCCGAAAATGAACCTTCAACCCCCTGCCATTATTGTTGACCTCGATAACACCCTAATCGCAACCCCTCCGCCTCCGCCTCTACCTTATGACCAAGTGGACTGGGCTAAGGTATCGGAAGACAACCGTCACTGTCCCCCTATTGACGGAATCAAGATGATGGTTCGGTCGTTCCTTGCTTCCGGTATGAGCGTCATTTACATGACAGGGAGAAACTACAACGATGCGCCACTAACCACCGAGTGGCTGCAAGAACATGGTCTTTTGGCCAAAGACTTAACCCACATGCTAATGAGGACTCCGGGAGACTTCCGACCAGATCCGGTCATAAAGGAAGAGCTTACGAAGATTGCCTTGGAGCACTTCCAAGTTGTTGCCGCAATAGATGACAGAGAGGATAATATAGATATGTGGAAGAAGGAGTTTCCGAACATAGTCCGTCTCCATAAAAAGTGATATAAGTGTGTGTGTGTGTGTGGTGTGGTGTGTGTCAAAGGCTGCTGAGAGCGGGGTTCAAATAATACTTATGGCAGAGAAGCTGTTGTCGTCGTCGTCCATTCTTCTGAAGAAAAGCAAGACTTCACCGTTTCCTGTCACCGGTAGCAGAGGGACGGGCTGCAAGAGTAAAGAGACCGTTTCTGGCGGAGCCTCAAGCATGTCGAACACAGTGTTTCTCGGAGACATAGACGATAAGACTCCTGAGATATTCAGAAGGAGAGTTTCTCAGAGGCTTGCTTATTTCCCAGAAGACCCTATTGTAATTACCATTGACTCTCACGGTGGAGACGTCTATTCGGCGTTCGCCATCCTTGATTTCATGGAACACATCCGAAAGGACTGTGGGTGTTCCATAGTTACTGTATGCACTGGTAAGGCCATGTCTGCCGGAGCCTTAATCTTGTCTGCCGGTGACGTTCGGGCAGCCTCTCCTAATTCGGTCATCATGATTCATGAAACTCTTGCTGCCATTCCCTTCTCTTCGTTTAGAGACGTTGTTGTAGAAACTGAAGAGATACAGAGAGTTAACGATCAAATGCTTAAGATAATGGCAAAAAATATGAAATCTACCGTTCCTGCTCTGAAAGCTCTGTTTGGAAAGAAGAGGGACATCTACTTGACTCCTCAGCAGGCCCTGGATATAAACCTCATTGACAAGATTGGTTTTCCCGAAATCAAGATAACCACTTCAATGGAGATATCCTAATGAATCCCTCTAATTCAAAACTAGCTTCTTTTGTTATGTTCTTTGTTCTCTTAATCATCGCTATTGTGTGGTTTATCTGTAGACTTCCTAAGAATACTTGGAACTTCTTGTTTGGAGTAGGGTATTGCGTGGAATGTCATAACTTCAGACCAAACTGGATTCTTCTTTACAAAGGCACCTGCTTCTGGCATCGCCCTTGACAAGTCTTTTCTTTTGTGCCATGCTCTTCTTTTTAAAGGAGAAACAAACACATGGCGCTAGACCCTTCTTCCCTTGAAACAAAAATGTCTAAAGAAATGGTGTCGGCTCTTGACTCTGCTTTTGGAGCAGGGGTCAAGGAATCCGCTGAGTATCGTAAGAAGTTTTGCGATGCCATTGCGAAAGCGTGTGCAAAAACCGTGGTTGACCACATTAAACAAATGGGCGAGGTGAACGGTTCCTGCTCTGTGACTATTGTTCCAGGTATCCCTGTTGCCACTGCCGGTTCTCCTGCAGCTCAAACTGGAGCAACGACCGGACCGGGCTCTGGAACAGGAACCATTACTGGAAAGATTCTTTGAGAGGGCGCTTTAGCGCATTCTCTGCTCTTTCTAGTCCTCTTCTTTGCCTGCAATTTTTCGGTGCTTCTTTCGCCCGACCCTGCACCCGCAGCTTTTTTGATCGCCCCTTCTTAGGTACTTTCCAAGTACCGAGAACTCGCTCCCGCATAGCTTGCAGCTGCAAACCCAGTATGCCTTCGTTGTGTTCGCCCTGTCTCGGTCGCGGTACAGCACCCTGTAGGTCTCGGTTTCGTGTCCGGTCATGTCTATCATTTCGCATCTTGCCATATGTATTGCAACCTTCCTTGAGCAGCCCGTGAGTCTTTCCTACAATTATACCCACTTACCCCCATAATATAGCGTTTTTATAGAAATATATTTTATTTAGACCACCTACCCATAATCCTAAAAATATTACCATAGTAGAGACTCACCCCCATAATCCTAAAAATATTACCATAGTAGAGACTCACCCCCATAATCCTAAAAATTACCATAGTAGAGATGTGGGGCCACCCGGATCCCTTACTGTTTGCAAACAAGCCACAAAAGGCTTTTTTACAATAAACAAAACACCTGTTAGGCCTTGCGTGTTTTGTTGGGTTATGTTACTTTGTTGGTAAGCAAGGGTTTGGCGCAGGGGCGGCATACTACGGGCTAGGGCAAGCGGCCGTAAGGCTACCCAACACAACACGGGTGTTATGTGTTTGGGCAAAGCAGGTAAAACGCTTGCACTTAAAAGTAAGGTTATGCTTAAACCTAAAAGCAGCACAACAAACACTAACAGGCCAGTAGGTAATTGCACTACTGGCCTTTGCATACGTTAACAAACAAATACGTTTGCACAAAGGGGCGGGGCCGGTAAGGGCCTGCCACTTTGTGCTTAAGTAAGCACAAGGGCGCTACTACTACGGGGTGTAGCTAGTAGCACCAAACAACGTGTACCGGTACACTGGCCGGCAACGGTACACGCAACCACGGCCATACCTTAGGGGGTATTATGGTTACACAGTTTGTTAATGCAGCAATGGCTACCTTTATTAGCGGGGCGGCTACAGCCCCGCAACTGGTTAGCGCCTGCCGTGCACTGGCGGCGGACGACGCCGCCATTACCGCTGCACTGCGGGTAGCGTTTGCCGAGGGTAGCCTTACCCTTGGCCAAGTGGGGGATGTGGCCTTGGCTATGGCCTGCACACTGGCGGAGGCAGGGTATACGGCTGCACCCGCCGCCGAACCCAAGGCCAAGCGGCAGGCATTACCTGCCCATGTTACCTTGGCTAGGGCGGCAGCCCGCCAAGTGGCAAGCAAGGCGGCTATGGACGCCGCCGGCAGTGGTACGCTGCTGGCTTGGGCAGCTAGCCTTGGCTGTGCACCGGAGGCCATGCCCGACGGCAGGATGGGCGTACGAAAGTACCGCTTGGAGGCCGCTATGCACAAGCACTACGGGGACGACCGATGCGAAGACAACACAGGCCACTACCTGTGCGGTATTACCGAGGCCTTGGGACGCAGCCCATTGGTGGACAGCCACCGCATTGAGACCAAGAACGAGGCTGGCCAAGTGCGTGCCAGCACTTGGTACGCGGACAGGGCAGGCGAGGCCGGTGTGCGTGTGGGCGGTTATACCCGCAACCGCAAGGCTAAGTAAGACACAGGCCGAAACGTACCGACAGGTACGTATAGCAGTTTAGCTGCTACTGACGAGGCGCTACTGTCAGCTTAACTAGTCATCCGGGTGTTCCGGTTGGCTCCTCTGGGGTCGCTACCTACGCAGAGGATGAGATTATGGTAGCAAGGAGATATATCGCTATGGCTAATCAAGCTCGTTCCAATGGTGTTGAAAAGTTCCTCCGTATGATGGGTCACGACCCCATCTACTCGTGCAACGTCACTGCACGTGTCAACCACGAGGAGAGCGATGAGCTCGTCCTCACCTTCGTCGGGTGTGGGCCCGACGACGCATACGTTGGTGTATGCATCATCACCGACTCTAAGTTCGAGTTCACTGAGTTGGTGTACATGAACTCAGAGCTCAAGGTAGTTACTACCTCTGACGAAACTCCTATGGCTAATCCATGGGAAGAGTCGGTGGCTGAGTTCGACGAGGCATCCGCCGAAGTCGTACGCAACTTCATCGGCGCGTACTAAGGAGGATACAACCCATGAGATACGACTTTTTTGTAGTAGTCGGTGACACTGAGGTCACTGGCTACCAAGAGGATAACTTCTCCCACCGTGATCACACAGGTGAGCCTGTGTACGGTAAGGAAGAGACAATCATCACAGAGGCAATTGACCAGGCGCCTCCTGAAGGTTGTTCAGACAAGCTCGATGTCGATGCTTTGATGGCCGACAAAGAGTTCATGAGTAGCTTGGAGAGCGCTATTGCCGATGGGCAGTGTGACGCGTACGAAGCAAGATTCGGTATTTAGTGTCTGGGCCTCGGTTGGCTCAGGCTCCTGTGTGGCAGCTACACCGACGCACAGGGTTATTTAGGTGAGCAGGAGTGTATATATTATGACTACTGAGGCTGACCTCGCTATTAGCCTCGAATGCTACAACGAAGGTCAATACAAAGAGGAAGTCGACGCCATTGTCGATGAGCTCCATAAGAGTGATGACGACTTCGGTAGGTTTATGAATGACATCATGGGAGTATTTAATGAATAAGCTAGATAGGCTAAAGATAGCTGGCGTCCTCCTGTTTGAGGGCGCCGACGACGTTGTGTTCTATACCAGTACGACCTCGGTTGTACTGGAGATTGTGTTCATAGTGAACAAGCTCCACTGTGGACGGATTCGGTTGGCTCATAACCGGTTCGAAATGCACTGTCTGTCTGGGGCATTCAACCCAGACACAAACTTCACCTCACTAGAGGTAGCTCTCACTGTCGCTACAGTAGAGAGTGGCGAACAATATGTGGACAGACTACTGGATGACCCAGTAGTCACTAAATGGTTAGGAGATTTATATGAATAAGATCATTGTGTTAGCCTCATCGGTATTAACTCTCGTAGGCTGTGGCAAAGCAGCTTACTCGGATGACCACGATCCCAAAGTCACAGTCACTGACAGGACTCGCGAGTGTACTCGTACCTACATCTATGGCGAAACACCTCCGCCATGGACATGCAAGGAGACAGTAGTGACGTCTCCAGTGGAAGTAGACGTGCAGGTCACTCCTACTCCAACAGCAGCTCCTCAACAGCAACAAAAGCAGAGCCCCAAGCTCTATAAGTGCAAGTGTGGCTCGTACAAGTCTCCGAAGAACAGACAGGAATTAGTCTGTACTCTTGAAGACTTGAAGGACTCGGCCAAGCAGTGTCACATCGTTTACTGAAAACACATACTCTAGATAGAGGTACGGATGTATGGTAGTGAGTACCATAC